AAGATAATATCTTTTTACGTGATGGGTCCATCATACCAGATGTACAATATGCTATAGCATCAGGGTATATTTTAACACCCTGGTCTGCAGCATTCAATGATTTGTCTTGATATAAAAAGTATTCATCTACTTTTTTTATTAATTTAGCACCAGTCTTTGGGTCATTCTGTTCTTCAACTTCTTTGACCTTTCTTAATTTTGCTGGGTCTATATATCTTAATTCTTTAATTCCTTGCTTTGGTTGTTCATTATTAATAATAATGTGGTAAGGTAATCTACCATCAACATACCATTTTCTAAATATATCATGTGAATATGAATTAAAACCTAACATGGAAAGAATCGAATCAAACTCATGTTTAATGGTTTCTTTTATCTTATCTGATATTTCTAATTCATCTAAAACTAAATTAATTGGAGCCTCATCATGGTCTCCAACAATAGCTTCATTTACGATATCCTCAATTGCAGCATCACACTCGGGCTGTGAGGAAATATCTCTATATTTCATTATTAAATCTACATCGGACTTGGCCTTATCGCCGTCCATATCAATATACGCACCAAAATGTCCACCAGCCTTTATAACGCCAGCGCCATCATCTCCATCTGTACGTGGTACAAAAGAAGGCCTTAAAGGTTCTTTTCCTTTGCCTTTTCTGTTTATTTCGAATCCAAAAAATTCTGCCATATTTCACCTCATATTATCCGAGGGGATACTAAATCCCCTCATCTAATATTATTTATAATCAACTACGAAGTAGTGTTTGATTCCCAGTATTGTACCTGGAATTCAACAGTAAACTCTTCAATAGTATTTTCTGAATCATAACTGACTTCAATCTCAGAAATGTTAGTAGGAAATAGACCTCTAAAGTCGTATCTCTTTGTAACTTCTCCAGCTTTATTCAATTGTTCTACAATTGCATCTGCCTGGTAATCTGTTGGGTTTGAAAGTCCTGTGTTTTCGTTATGATTGTTAATGCCGTTCATCCAACGCTCCATTGAATTTCGAACTTCGAAACCAACATCGTTAATAACAGTAATTGTCCAAGGGTCAAATGTTCTGTCACCAGCTATTTGTAATTGTCTACCTCGGAATAAAACCGGGATAGGTGCAATCACTGATGAAGGCATTTGAGCAGTTTTACACATAAATGATGTAAGTTCTACATCACCTTGTGCATAACCAGGATAATTCATAGTTACCTTAAAGAGGTTGGACCTAGCTCCACCGCCTACTAGTTTTGATTTAAAATCATCTACGCCTAATATTGCCATTTTCTAATCCTCCTATGAACCTGAAATCTCGGAGAATTCAACTCCGGAACGTGTTGCAACAAAGTTCAATGTAATGAAGTTAATTGACCTTGAAGGCTTGATAAAGATATCAGCTACAAAGTTATTTGCATCAATTACTTGACTTGTGTTATTTGATTCATCACAGATTACTGAAAAGTCTGTAAGTCCTCTCCTACCTTTTACGTCTCTTAAGAACGGTTCAACTAAATTTCTGAACTGTGCTCTTGTGAATTCATCGTTAAATTCAAATAGTTGTGCCTTTGCAGCAGTACTAATTGCCTTTTCTAATACGATGAATAATCTACGTACATTAATTCTATCGAATGCTGAAGGTCTGCTTAATAAAGTTTTATCACCAAATAATATTGTACCTTGTCCAGGTAATGATACTAATGGGTTTACTCTTGATTTATACAAAGCATCTCTTTCTGCTTTCTTAGGGTTATATGCTAATTTAGTTACACCAAGTAACTGACCTCTATTCACACCAGCTGGTGAGAACCATGCGTCAGCCACATTATCAGCATTGGCACAAAGCCCTGACTGATGTCCTGCAGCTCCAATCCATCTGTATACATCATTGTATTTGTCATAAACATATACTGCTCCTGAATCAACAGCAGCGTATGATGTACTTCGACTAAGTGATGTAACAAATGCCACAACATCTCCATCTGGGTCAGAAGAACCAACTGAATCTGCAATATTTGGTGATACAAATGCCATACAATCTTTTCTTGCTGATGCAATGTCACAAAGCTTTTGAGCAACTGTAACTTCACCATCAGCATCTGGCGCGCCAAATAATAGACTTACATCTACTGTTTCGGCATCATTAAATAATTCTAAACCTGCGTTTATGTCTGCAGCAACGCCTGTATTAGCGTCAGTCGCTCCACTTAATGCAGCATTAGTGTTATTTAATATTGTGTCAGAAGTCGTAAATGAACTTTGTGTTGAAACAGTATTACCAGCTTGTGTTAAGCTTGATTCATGACCCAACCACCAGATATATTCTGATTTTGAGTTAATTACTTCTTTATAAAAGTTGGTTGTACCATCACCTTTTTTAGCATCTGAGGCTTGTGATAAGAAAGCAAATGTTTCTAATACTGTGCCTGCAGTACCTGTTATGGCTCCATCTTTATCAATAACGACAATGTGCAACTCGTCATTTGATGAACTGAAACCTAAATCCTCAGCATATTCTGATGTGCCTGGTGCAGAATCAAAGTTACCAGCATGTGACCAACTACTAAATGCAGTTGCGTTTGAACACAGCTCAACTTGAATACTATTACCTAAAACACCTGCATACTTAGCAGCCCAAGGTCCTAAACTAGACTGTGAACCACCAGCATAATTGTTTTCATAATGCTCTTCGTTTTTTATTAATAATCCGGTTCCGTCTGATGTTGCATTATCAGCTCCAGAACCAACCGTGCGAACTACTTTCAGTGCGTTTCCATATTTTAGAAATGACGCAGCTACAAGAAAGTATTTTGCAGTATTAGAGTCAGGTGAGCCAAATTTCTCAGCTAATTCCTTTTCAGAATTAACTAATTGAATTGAATCAACAGGACCCCAATTAAATGCCCCAGCAAATCCACCAATTGATGATGAAACAGCAGGAACTACCCCAGTAGCCTCGATCTCTTTGACCTCGACGCCGGGTGATACTTGAAATGCCATCGCTTTATCCTCTATGTTATTGAGTTAGTTAATATGTATCATAATAAGAATAGTCAATGGTATTATTTATAATATAACATATCCTATTAGTGATCGTTATTATCGTTGCGTAGAGCAACATTACTTACCATAAATAATCTATTCGGGTGAACTGAAACTCTTAACTTGGTCATAAGTTTTCTGTTTACTAACATCTCTGACGCTGTATCCTTTTCAGTTAATCCTATCTCTATGATATACTTTTTATTGTTAAATGTAATACCATGTTCCACCACTGGTCTTTTATCAAAGGGTTCCATACCACGAGATGGTTCAGATATATCAATAATTTCACTTTCGAATTTATGTCCGTTCTTCTCCCATATTGCCGTATCCCCTTCGATACTCATTTTATCAACATGTAACATACTTGCCGAGGCCGAGTTACCTGTATCAAATTTAGCTCTGACTGGATTTTCTTCCATGCCATCAAATATAATACTTTCAATGTAACCAACCTCTTGTCGCATGTATGGTCTTCTTTGTCGCTCTTTACTAAATAATTTTATTATTTTATCTAGTGTTTGCGCTGCCGATATTTTATCAGTATGTTCCTGGTTATCGTCATATCCCATAAAGTGAGAACGAATACCAGGTGAACCATTCACTTCTAATACATATAAATTCTTACCAACTTTACAGTGGTCTACACCACAATATGCTGCACCAACAGCTCTTGCTGAGTTGATAACTAGTTCTTTTTCTTCGGGTGATAATATATAAGGTAAAGTTTCTGCACCTAAATGGACATTATTTCTAAAATCTTTCTTGTTTACCTTAACTCTTTCAGCACTTGCTATTATCTTACCATTTACAAGTAGTGTACGAATATCTGATTTTAAATCAAAATATTCTTGTATTAATAAATCAGCATCAAACTTCCAAAGAGATTGGGCCACAGATACCAAAGAAGCCATATCATTAACTCTTGATACACCAACACCTTGTGTTCCCTTTAGTGTTTTAATAATAACAGGAAATTTACCACCAATGTTCTTATGTGCTTGTTCTATGGATTTAACATTATTAATAATTGATGTTCTTGGTACTGATATATTATTTCGTTCTAACGCAATTGTATTTGACATTTTATTATCACAAACCAACATTGTTTCTAAATCATTCACAAGGAAAAAGCCAATTGTTTGTAATGATGATACCAGAGCCTGAGCAGTAAGTGATTTAATCGAACCAGCACGAACAAAGACAAGAGAATTACGCATGGATAATTTAACTTCTGTATCCTTACCATCGATATTATTAATAGTGACCTCTCCAATATCAATGTCCTTTGTGGCAATAAATGCTTCTTGGACATCAATCATGGTACTTTTAATATTATACTTCTTAACAGTCTTCTGAATTAAATCCGCAAAGGTTCCCTCTTCGTCTCCTAGACCAAGTACTACGATATGCAAATCTTGCATTTTAATTGGCTCTTCTACTGGAGCCTCTGTTAAAAATTTTGTGAACCTTTCCATTCTGCTTCGAACCAAATATTCCCTTGTTCGTCCTTTGTATATTTATCCTTTTCGTAATTTCCACTTTCCACATAACCAAATGGTAACATATCATCTTGGATTGCTTTAAGTCGTTCCTTGTATAACATGTTTTTCATATCAATATTAGTTAAATTTTGGAATACATCTGTTGTTGTAAACCAAGCAAATAAAACTAAATTCATCATTAGGTCATCATGATTTGGTGCTAATGCCTGAAAGGAACTTCCTCTACTGACAAAAGTACTCATCTCAATGATTGTTTGTGCATCGTATATGATTAATTTTTTCTGTTCAATCAAATCTTTTACACTTGAACAACCAATCCTTTTGACTCTTCTTGTCATTGTGGCACCCAAAGCATTTGCCTTGACTGTGGATTCCACAAACATATTTTCATATTCTAAATCGTAATATAAACCATTACAGACTACACCGCCTTGGTCATTACTTTCAATTACAACATATGCCTCGTTATATTCATTCGCATATTTGTATATTATATCTGGTAAAAGCATTGGAGATATATTATTATCTCTGAATACACATACCTGTTCAAAAGGTTCACTCGTTACATCTATAATACTAAATGTACTATAATCTTGGTTTCGACCCTTTGAAACATCAACGGTCATTACATATTCATGGTCCTTTTCAGGCTGTTTGTATATAAAGATATTTTCCTTATAAAACTCTGGGTCTCTACTCTGTTGTGCTAATAAATGATTTGCACTTATAAGAG